TACAGCAAGTTTGTACCAATCCTAGTCAAAGCCATCCAAGAGCAACAAGCCTTGATTGAATCATTAACCGCAAGAATAGAAACCTTAGAAGGATAAATAATTATGAGTGAAGCAGTAGAACGTACAGCAGAACAACTAGCATCTGATTACACAGCAATGGGTCACAGCATTGCACTTATTACAGACATAATCGCAGGAGACTCTATGGCAGATGAAGAAGCCGCAGACCGACAGGACTGTGTTGATAGAAACGTAGCGCACCTAGAGCTTATGAAAGCTAAAACTGATTGGGGTAGCGAGAGCATGACCGCTACTGACTCAGCGATTAGCGCAGGTAACGGATACACAGCATCGTAAAGGAGAAACAAAATGGCAGTAACTTGGACAATCACAAACATGGAATACACCAACGACTCTGACAAGGGCGTGGTTCATGCGGCTTGGAGTGCTTCAGATAGCGATGGCGATCACACAGGCACAGTATCGGGCATGGAGTCCTATACGCCAGATTCTAGTGCGTCTGGTTACATTGCGTTCGATTCTCTTACAAATGCAAAGGTAGCATCGTGGGTAAAGGCAACACTAGGTGCTGATGAAGTCACTCGTGTAGGTGAGAAGATAGCGGCTCAGATTGCTGAGTCAAAAACCCCCTCAACAGCATGGGGAAAACCGTTTTAATTTTAAACTAAAGGAGTAGCAAAATGGGTAAAAAAGAAAAAACCCCAATTGTAATAAACGAAGTTGAATATACGTTAGAAGACATGACTGCAGAAGAGCAGGTTATGGTCAACCACTGCGCTGATATTGAAAATAAAATACGTAAGATGCAATTTAATATAGATCAATTAGCAGGTGGCAAAGAGTATTGGATTACCAGGTTACAGCAGTCACTAAATGCAGCACCTGAAGAAGTCGCTGCGGAGGCATAATTATGGGTATTTTTGCAAAGATATGGAACTTTTTAACAGGCAAGAAAGAGGTCAAGGAGCCTGTTAAGCAAGCAAAGCCTGCTAATGTTAAGCCAATCAAAAAGACAGCACCAAAGAAGAAAGCAGTAAAGCCTAAAGCAAGGCAAGTCAAAAAGTCTTAATCAAGACGTATTAATAAGGAACCCATTATGGCGCTTGTAGCCCTAGAATTACCTGCTGGCATCTATAACCACGGGACAGAGCTTGACGCATCTGGTCGGTGGATAGACGGCAATTTTATACGCTGGCAGAACGGCTCTGTGCGCCCTATTGGTGGGTGGACTTTACGTAAGGCGACGGCAACGGCAACTGCGCCACGAGGCATGGTTGCGTGGATTGATCACTCTGCGGTAACACATATAGCTGTTGGTACGCACAACAAACTGTATGCGCTAAACCAAGGTTCTGCGGTCCAAGACATCACACCAGTAGGCTTTACTGCTGGATCGGTTGATGCCCCTGCTAACTATGGTTTTGGTGGTTTAACTTACGGTAATGATCCCTATGGATCGCCAAGAGATGCTGCAGTACCAACACCAGCAACAACCTGGTCACTTGATACGTTTGGTCAACACTTAGTTGCTTGCTCATCCTCTGATGGCAAAATATATGAGTGGCAGTTAAGTACTTCTGCGGTGGCTCAAGTGCTTAGTAATGCGCCAACAGGTAATAACGCAATAATGGTAACTGATGAGCGTTTTGTGTTTGCCTTGGCCTCTGGTGGTAATCCACAAAAAGTAAATTGGTCAGATCGTGAAAATAATAATGTTTGGTCTGCAGCGACCACCAACCAGGCAGGTGACATAGAGTTACAAACCTCTGGTGAAATTATGTGCGGTGTGCGATGTAAGGGCTCTGCATTGATTCTCACAACATTAGATGCTCATACAGCAACTTATGCTGGACCTCCTTATGTTTACTCATTTGAGCGAGTAGGTAGTGCTTGTGGTGTAATATCTGCAAAGTGTGCGATTGCAGTTGATCAGGGTGCGTTTTGGATGGGAACAGGTAGTTTCTTCCAATATAACGGTAACACTGTGCAAGAGATGCAGTGTGATGTCTCTGATTACGTGTTTACCGATATTAACGAGGCGCAACGATCAAAGGTATGCGCGATACATAACTCGCAGTTTGGCGAGGTTTGGTGGTTCTATCCATCAAATGACTCAAACGAGAACAACAAGTATGTTGTCTATGATTACAAGGAAGGGCATTGGAATATAGGCTCCCTTGCAAGGACAACAGGAGTCGATTTAGGGGCGTTTAGATCACCCCTATGGTTTGACCCATCTGGCAACCTTTATAACCATGAATTCGGTTATACGCACGATTCTGCGCCCTATTTAGAGTCTGGTCCTATTGTTATGGGTAGTGGCGAGAACATCATGAAGGTAAACGAGATTATTCCTGATGAAAAGACCCAAGGAGAGGTCAGTTTAACCTTTAAAACACGTTTCTATCCCAACGGTGATGAGACAAGCCACGGACCGTTTACATTAGCTAATCCTACGGGTGCAAGATTCCAAGGTAGACAAGTTCGGATGCTAATTAACGGCTCAGAAATTAATAACTGGCGCGCAGGTAATATGCGGTTAAATGTTATTGAGGGTGGTAGGCGTTGAGTTCACAGTTACCACCCCCGATTGGTAATGATTGGAAGGTTTGGGGCAAAAAGTTAGTTGACACATTGCAGCTAACGCAGTCGCAGCTAAAGTATTTTTTAACAGGTGACTCAGCTATTAACGAAGGACTACTCCTGTGGAATAACACAGGGTATCCAGTTATATCTAAAGAAAACGCCTATCGGCAAATATTATTAGAGGGTGGCTGCGGTCAGTTCTATGCAACGCAAACACAAACAGCCTCTAACGCTAACACAGCTACTGCGGTTACCTTTAACAGCGCGGCAGCGGCAGATGGTCTTGCGATCGATGGTTCGGATGCGACAAAAATCAACGTCACAGAAGCCGGATTGCTAAAAGTAGACATCACAGCACAAGCAACCTCTAGCTCAAGTTACACAGGTTTTTTGTGGGTAAATGTCAACGGTACAGATGGCTATGCGGTAAAAAAGTCAGTTAATGGTGATGACACGATCACTCACACAGCTTTAGTGACAGTTGGCACTGGTCACTACTTAAAAGTTATGTATGCGGTATCAAACACAGGTCTGACGTTGCCTAATACAGCGGCATCATCGCCTATTCCAGCCATACCTGCAGTGCAAGTCGCTATTAGTCGCTGCAAGCAGTAATGAACCTCAATGATGAGCTCAACCGTTGTAGACCTTGGATAGAGGCGGCACTTGAGTATTCTGGCGGCACTCATTTATACGAAGATATTGTTCAGGGCATTGTCTCTGGACGAATGCAGTTCTGGCCTGCAGAGAAGGGCTGTGCTGTAACAGAGATTATTGTATTCCCACGCAAAAAGATTTTTCACATCTTCCTAGCAGGTGGTGAGAAGGATCAGATTACCGATATGGATGACTCTGCGGTTGAGTTTGCACGGCAACAGGGCTGTACAGGCATGACAGTAGCAGGTCGTAGAGGTTGGGCAAGGGTATTAAAAGAACAAGGGTGGACAGAGGCGTTCACAACACTAGCAAAGGATATTTAATATGTCAGGTGGAAAAGGCGGTAGCCAAACAACACAGGTAGAGATTCCTTCATGGATTCAGCAGCCATCAATACGGAATATGGCAAGGGCAGAGGCTCTACAAAAGGTTGGTTATCAACCATACATGGGTCCTGATGTCGCTGGATTTACTCAGCCACAACAGCAGGCAATGCAGAGTAATCTCAATGCAGCGGCTGCCTTTGGTTTAGTTGACCCAGGAATGGATGCAATGGCAGGGATGCCACAGGCAACACCGTTGACTTATGATGCTGATGGCCTACCAAGTCGTACAGGTTTACAAGGCTACTCTTCTTACCCTATGTATCAAAAGGCGGTAGATGACTACGAGGCTGCCAACCCTGGTCAAGCGCGTCAATACAACAACTTATTTGTCAATCCCCAAAGTGGTCTTGGTGGCACTACTGGCACAGGCATGATGGGCGGTGGTATTAACAGTGGTGGGCAAAACAACTCAGGCGCTGGTAGTCAGACAGGTGATCCAGGTGATGTTGGTCAATTTACGGCATTTGATCCAACAAACTACTCAATATCTGATGCAAATCCTTATGGTGTTAATTTTACAGCGCAAGCACCTGATATGACAGGTTACATCACTGCTGACTAGTTAGATCAACGCCTCATGGCAATGCAACCTACTGCACCGCAAGATATGTCTGGTTATGCAACAACCGAACAGCTAAATACTGCGTTAAGTGGGCTACCGACCTATCAGCCACAAGATTTATCTGGGTATGCGCGCACAACTGATTTGTATGATGACAGTCAATTGCGTCAGGATATCAACTCCAGATTTAGCAATGTTAATGCTTTTGATCCAACTGGATTACAAGCACAAATTACGGCTAATCAGCAGGGTCTTGCAAACTTACCTGCTGCACAAGCCCCTGACTTATCAGGGTACGCAACAACATCAGCATTAAGTGATGCCATAAGCGGTATTAATACTTACGATGACACTCAGTTACGGCAGGATATAAACAGTCGATTTAGTAACATACCGCAGTTTGATGCCAGTGGTTTACAGTCACAGATAACCGCAAACCAACAAGGTCTAGCTAATCTGCCGACAGTCTCTGCACCTGATCTATCAGGTTATGCTACAACTAATGACTTACAACAGGCCATTCAGGGCTTACCAACGCCTCAAATGCCAGACCTTTCAGGATACGCAACTACTAATGATTTGACGCAAGCAATTGCAGGGTTACCACCTGCTCAAATGCCTGATTTGTCGGGTTACGCAACAACCAATGATTTGACATCGGCTATTTCAGGTATTGATATTCCAAGCTACACACCCCCTGATTTGTCGGGTTATGCAACCACTAATGATTTAACAAGTGCGATCTCTGGCATACCTTCCTATCAAGCGCCTGACTTATCAGGATATGCAACAACTGGTGATTTAACATCAGCAATCTCTGGAATACCGCAGTTTGACCCAACAAGCCTACAAAATCAGATTACTGCTAACCAAACAGCAATCGGTAATGTTCCTCAATATAACGATCAAGGCTTACTTGCTGCAATACAAGCAAATCAAAACGCCATATCAGGCATTAACACATACGATGACACGCAACTTAGGCAAGACATTAACAACAGATTTAGTAACTTCAATCCAAACGTTGATTTGTCTAATTATGCAACCAATGCAAGTGTTGACACGCTGGTTAATAATTTACCGACAGGGCAGCCTCAAGATTTGTCTAACTATGTAACCAACGAGCAATTAAGCGAAGGTTTGCAAAATCTACCAACACCTACAGCACCTGACTTGTCTGGTTATGCAACAACACAAGACTTGAACACCGCTATTGGAGGGTTACCTACGTATCAAGCGCCTGATCTAAGTAATTATGCAACACAGTCTGATTTGTCAAACATCAATACATATGATGACACGCAATTACGGCAAGACATTAACAACCGTTTTGATAACTTTACACCGAATGTTGACTTGTCTAACTACGTAACAAGCAACCAATTACAACAAGGGTTAAGCTCTTTCACTCCTTACAATGATGAGGCGCTA